GCGTGGGCGATCAGTTGCCGAACTACGCCTTGAAAAAACCGGCGTGGTCCTCCATGGCGCCCTCAACCTGCTCCCGGATCCACGGTGCGGCCTCAAGGACGAACATCACGTTGTCCTTGTCGCACGGCAGCGGCTTGCCCTTGTTCGCAAAGCCCGTCCAGGCCAGTACGCAGGCGGCCACGACTTCGAGCCGCTGCTTGCCCAGTGCCTCGCCGGTGATCTGCGGATTCCTCCGCTTCATCGTCCGCGTGATCTGCGCTTCCTGCGCCCGCCGGTAGCGGGTCGAATAGCTGCCCGCCACGGTGATCGTCACCGGATGCGCCTTGCCGTCACCGTCGGTCCACGTCATCACTTCGCCGTCAATGTCGCGGATCTCGATGGTCTGCCCTTCGTCCTCCAGTGCGGCCACCGGCTTGGCGGCCCCAAGGTCGAACCCTCCTGATTGCGTGCTCATCATGTCCCTCCAGTGGGTACCCGCGCCCCTGCCGTGGCACGCCTGGCAGCTTTCGCCACCAGCACGACAGAGACGCAGGCCCGTTCGCTCATCTTCGCTTCGCTCCAGTGCCGCCCGCGTGCGGGGCCGCATGGGTTAGGGTATACGTTCAGGTCAAGAACTCGCTGATCTTCAGCATGGTCTGCTCGTAGCCGGTCGCCGTGGCCTTGAGGCCCACCATGAACGGGACCGTCTCGATCATGGCGCCATCTTGGCCGAGCGCTGCCGTGACGCCGGTGAACTTGGCGCGGCCAAGGAAGAGGCTGAACGCCTTGGGAGGCGTACCGCTCGGCTCCTCCAAGAGGAAGTGGAACTCGTACTCGGTCTCAGCATCGAGCGCCGTAAGCGCCGTCAGGTCCTGGCGGAGCAGGCTGATCGAGCCGTTGACCACCGCCTCGTTGTCGAACACGTCGGGCGAAACGGTGGAGCCGATGACGGGCAGTGTCGCGCCGCCGCACTCGTAGACCAACTCGAAGCTGGTGGCGGTGGCGATGTCCACGCCGTCCTTGGCGATCTTCGCATCGACGAAGACCAGCGGCTCGGTTGTGTAGGTCGTCGGGGTGGTGAACAGCGGGCTGTCGCCCGTCCCCTTCTCGTCCTGGCCTACGCCTGCCATGCGGATCTCGATGGAAGCCATACCGTCCGGCTCGCCGCGAAGCGTGAAGCCAGTGACGCGGTTGCCGCCAAAGACCAGGCTCTGGTCGATGTCGGTGTAGTACTGTTCAAGGTGGAAGGACCGCCGCGTCGGTGTCGTGGCGTTGAACAGCCGCCGTGCGGGCGTGATGCTGAAAGTCGTTACCGCCGTGGCTTCGACCGTCAGCGTCTCAACCACGCCAATGAGCGCGGATGCGACGCTCTTCACACGCAGGTTGCGGCCCGTGTCGGTGGCGGCTGCAAGGCCCGTGACGCGGAAGATGTCACCCACCTTGACGTTCAGCGCGATGAAGTCGGCCGTAGCGCTTCCGCCGATGCCGTGCGCCGTGACGGTGACGCTGGCGAAGTCCGCTTGGCTGATCGCCGTCACCGTTGCCCAGGTGGAGCGCATACCGGCTTCCAGCAGCGTGTCCCAAGAGTTGACGGAGAGATCGCCCGAGTAGCTGCCCGCCACGGACCGGCTGCCAAGCCGACCCATGACGGTGAGCATATCGGACCGAAGCTCCGTCGGTAGAATGGTAGGCATTGCGAGAGTGAGCCCAGGGCTGGCACTCAGCCTCATGACTTCGGCACCCGTCACAGCGGCGGGCACGGTGTTGATCGTCGTCTCTACCTTGTACGCGACCAGCAGGTTCTTTCCGGTCTGGTTGGCCATCTCAATCGCTCCTTCTGGCGTGGGCTGGGTGAGTCATCGTCATCATGCCGGGTTCGGGGTGTAGAGCCGGAGCGGCACGGTGATGGGCACCGTCGCCCAGCCTGGGTCCCTCGAGATCAGTTGCCCGCGATACGGGCCGGTGTCGGCTCTCACGCGCAGCGTGTCGCCATTGGTGAGCGTCATGGTGGTGCGCGGGCTGAACAACGCGATCAGCGCGTCGGCGTAGCCGTTGGCCGCGCCAATGCCCACCTTCTGCGGTACATGGACCTGCACGCTGTACAGGACTTGCGCCTCCATCCAGCCCTTAGCCCCCGCCGTGAACTGGTTGGTGCCGCCGGGAACGAATTGCTCCACAACGAACGGATCGCCCGCCGTCGGTGTGAACTCGACGTTTTCCCATGCGCGGTCGGCCGGGAGAACGACCTTGAGTGTCCGCGTCCCGGCTGTCTCGGTCACGGTGCCGGAGCAGGTGAGCGTCAATGCCGTGACAGCGGTCAGGGTCTTGGCGGCGTTGTTGGCTGTCGCCGTGAAGCCCGTGCCGGTGACCTCCATGCCGGGCGTGAAGCCATCGGCAAGGAAGCTGCCGCTTGCGCGGCTGTAGCCGGTTGCCGTCGCCGTCAGGCTCATGGAGCCCGTGGTGCAGACCTCAAGCGTCAGGAGCTTGGTCCTGAGCGCCGTCTGCATTTGCTGATAGGACAGGCTCATTCGGACACCTCCCGGGCGGCGTGTTCAACGATCCGCTGCCACCCGGCGCGGGTGAGTTTAACGGAATGATGCCCGCCCACCTCGGACTTCTGCCACTTGTGTCCCGGCGGCCTCTCGGGTGTGACGCCCTGCGGATCGAACGCGGTCCTCGTGCCCTCCTCGATGGCGGGAGCATATCCCACATTCGTCGCCAGCCGCCAGACCATGCCGCCCTCGTGCTTGCCGATCCACGACGTCTTGAGGTTGCCCGTATCCACCGGCTGCCCAGGTGCGCCCGTGACGGACGATCCCTCCACCACACTCAGTTGCACCTCTTCGGTGGAGCGGACGAACGTGTCCTTCACGCGCCGATCCACCTTGGCGGCGAACTTCGCAAGCTGGCTGTCAAAGTCATCGGCCATGGTCACGTCTCCACGATCACGCGGGCGGCAATGCAAACACCGTCCGGCTGAATCTTCGCGACGTCGCGCACCGTGTAGGTCTTTGACGCCCACACGACGGTATCACCCGGCTCCGGCGCTTCGCCGTAGGTTGCTGGCGTCCAGAACAGCGTGGGTGCCTCGCTCTGGATCAGACTCAGCGCCCGGTAGGTCTCCGGGTCGCCTCGCACCTGGATCGCGCTGCCCGTCACGGTCGTCTCCGTCGGCGACGTGAACGTGTCCGTTGCCGGGTCATAGGTGCCGGGCACCGTGCGGGTGAAGACAACGCTCATCGGATCACCGTCCCGTCTGAAATCGGATCTTCCTTCGCGGCCTCTTTCGTCCGCACCAGTTCCCAGCCATCCTTCACGGTGTCCTTCGACAGCGTGGCGGCGATGGTCTGATCCACGGTGCAAACGTAGAGATTGCCCTCATGGACGCGGTACTCTCCCACGCTGACCGCTTCCCGCGTCTTGATCGGCTCGACGTACTTCATCAGCCGCCATGCGCTGATCTCGGCGTCTTTGTCCAGCGCCACCGTGGTCCGTCCCGTGATGAGGTGGAGCCCAGGGTCAAGGGCAATCCAGTAGGTCGGGTGGCTGTCACCCGCCACTACGGCCCATGTCGGTTCCGTGACGGCCCATTCTCGTGCGCTCATCGCCCGGCCTCCGATACCATTGCCAGTGCGGATGCGTGCTCGGATGCATATTTGCCGATGTAGGCGGCGGCGGCTGGGGCGTAGGAGTCGGCCACGATCAGTTCGCCCCAGATCATGGCGTCGGATGGGTGGGCGTCGAAGATCATTGTGGGCGTGTCACCAAGGACTAGGCAGTCGGACACAGATTCCGTCATGGTGCCGGTGAACGTCGCGGTGGGTTCGTCGTCCCACACAATGCCGTCGGATACAGCGACAGGGAGAACCGTGTCTGCCGCGTCGCCAAACACCATGCCGTCGGTCGCCGCGACGCTGGTTTTCTGCACCACGGTATCGCCAAACACCGCGCCGTCGGTAGCCGAATCCGTTGCCTTGGCGCGCCCACCGTCAACGATGGTCCAGTTGTTCGTGGCGGGATTTGCGAGCGAGGTCCGCGCCGTCTGTGCCGCACTTCCCGCACTGTATTTGCTGCTCCCGCCGTGGAACGTCGCGCCCACCGGCTTGACGGCTTGCGCCTCCCACTTCGTCAGCAGCGCGTCGTAGCGAGCCGTTGGGAGGGTGGTGAGGAGGAACATGCTGTCGAAGCTGTTCGGTACCGTAACGCCCGCGATGCTCCAGTCATCAGCGGGGATGTCGCGGGAGCCGAGTAGATAAAAGGCTAGCCGCATGTCCTGCACCTTCGCCGTGTCCCAGCCCGACACGTCCGGCGGTGAAGTCATGCCGGAGCAGCCACCAAAGATGTAATGGACACTCGTCACCTTCGCCGTGTCCCAGCCCGACACGTCCGGCGGTGAAGTCATGCCGGAGCAGCCACGGAAAAGGCTGTCCATATTCGTGACGTTTGCCGTGCTCCACGAGCCAACAGGCGGCGGCGAGGTCATGCCGGAACAGAAGGCGAACATGCTCAGCATATTCGTGACGTTTGCCGTGCTCCACGAGCCAACAGGCGGCGGCGAGGTCATGCCAGAGCAGCCGTTGAACGTGGAACTCATAGTGGTCACGTTCGTTGTGTCCCAGGTCGCCAAATCCGGCAAGCTGGTAAGGTTGGCGGCCTGGTAGAATGTGAGGGTTAGTGTCGTCACCCCACTCGGCAGATCGCTCGGCAGCGGCAGACTTGCCCCCGTATAGCCACGGAAGCCATTCGCCAGCGACGTCAGCCCCAGCGTGCCCCATTGCACAATGGAGCGAAGCTTTGTGCTCCACCGCGTCGAAACAGTAGCGTTGCCCAACGTCCGCGCCGCACCCGTCACCTGAATCGTGTAGGTGCCTTCGCTCGCGTACACATGTTCGGGATCGGCGGTGGTGCGGCCCAGCGTCGAATTGCCGTCGCCCCAGTAGATGTTGATGTTCAGCGACGTGGAGGCGAAGGGAATCCTTACGGTGCGCTGCTCTTCCGTCGAGCCCGTCGTCGCCATGGTGAGGATCATGGGACTGGCAAGGGTCCTGTCGCCAAAGACGAGGCCGTCGGTTACGCTGGCGGTTTCGGTAGCCATCAGTAGACCTTCCGCAAGTGCTCAAGGTGCGTGCCCGCCTGGCGCATCCGCACCCACTCCTCCGGCGTGAAGCC